ATAGATGCAAATAAATTTGGTATTATGTTGCGTGATAAAGTAGCATTGCCAAATGGTGTTAAATTAGAAACACGTACATTAGATACTATTGATGATTTACAAGCTGACTTAATTATTAATTGTACAGGATTTAATAAATTATTTCCTAAAAGAGAAATGGTTAGTACACGCCTTAAAAATAATTGTGCTGTAGTAGCACCTAGTTATGATAAAGAGCTAAAGTACTATACAGAAACAACTGCCATGAGTAATGGTTGGATGTGGAACATTTATTTACAAAACCGCATTGGTAATGGTTACGTGTTTAGCACTGAACATCAAACAGTTGAAGATGCTAAACGCGAGTTTATCGAAAAGTGTCCGTATACTCTTGAATTAGACAAAATGCGAGTATTACATTGGGAAAGTAAATATTGTCCAACACCATATCAAGATAATATACTAAACATAGGGTTAAGTGCTGGATTTATTGAGCCTTTAGAAGCACAAGCAATTTGGTTAATACAGTATCAAATTGAAATGCTAGTTAAATTATATGGTAAACAAAAAGTTTACAATAGACAATATGTTAAGGTTGTAAAACATATTGAAGATTTTCTCGCACTACATTATGAAGCAACAAGTAAGAATACACCCTATTGGCAAAATCAAGTAAAAGAAATTGAGATTAAAAAGAAACCTTTTACTATCTTTGATGAATATAGTTTTAGGTGTTTAGCGAACGGCTACGCTCTTCCATATACTTTGAAACATTAATACGCCACAAGTTCTGCGGAACATTGTACAACTCCATTGTACGATCTAAAGTCCAAATTCCTGTTTTAGCAAGCATTGGCATAATAGTATTATTCATACGTTGGCTTTTGCCGCCGTCGTTGTTGATGTTAGTACTAATATAAAGTTCTGCGTTAGGATTTTTAGTTGCCCAATCAATCTGTATAGGCAATAGATAACTTAAATGTATTCCAGTTTTAAATATATTTCTACCAGTGCCTAACGTATAGCCTGGTAATTGTGCGCCTCTAAATAATAGTCTATAGGCATTAGGTGATACTTCAGGAAGTTCGTGTGCGCCAGCAATACTTACAATACGTTCTTCGTCAAATGCCGCACACCAAAACGGGCACCAGTCCCATTTCATTTTTTCTAAAGAAGTGTTGTTACTATAAGACTGAGAATTACAAAATATCTCAACAGCATCTCTGTCATTTTCAGATAATGTTCTAAACGTCAGTTTTCCAAGTTTTTCCATTTGCTTCTTTTCTTCTATGTGAGAATGTCATTGTGCTTGTATCAAAAATATCACCTGTAGCTCTGCCATTTATTATTGCTTCACCTAAAGAAGATGTTGCTGTTACAGGGTGAAACATTATATGATCGTCTGTTGGACGGTTATGCAAATCAAAACTAGGGCTGTCATATCCTATAAGAATAGGGGGAGGAAACTCTGTCATACCGTACCAGTTTGCTACACATTGTACACCTCTATTTTTAAATGCATCTATGAAGTCTTGATCTATTGTATTACTGCCTGTTACCATGTAACGTACACAACTCATATCTAAGTCTTTAAAGCCTTTTGTACTTTGTAAAAGCTCTAAATGACGCGGTATAAGCGCAATATAAGACGGTTGTAAGCGTTTAAATGCTTGTATGTACGTATATGGTGTAAAGTTGCTACAAACGTACTGTGCGCCGCTTAAAACGCTAGGATACGCTGTTATAGTCCAATGTGCAATAGTATTAGCAGGAAACACATCTAGTACAACATCCTTGCTGGTTAGTTGTATTTCTTTAGCACTACGTCTAGCACATTCATTAATGTATTCCCAAGAGTGTGTAATTTGTTTAGGTTCGTCTGTACTACCTGATGTATAAAGTGTTATGCTCATAGTAGTCTATCCTTTAATACATCTGCTGTATGTTTATGTACACCTATACCTGGATGGCCTGATATAGTACCGTTTTGTTTACAAATGTCTCTAGCAAATTTTTCATTATTATCTTCGATACCTAGTAGATCAATATTAATACGTATAATAGGCAAAGTAGTAGGAAAGTAACTAAACATAGTTAATGGTATGTTGTTAGTCTTACAAAATACTTCTAACATGTTTACATATATTTCTGCTTCGTTTTGTAAGAAGTCAGTACGTTCTAGTAATTCATAAGGTTCTACATAATTGCATTTAGGCCTATGACTGCCAGTAAATGTAAGAGCAAAATGATCTGTAAAAAATGTATATCCGTGTGCAGGTGGAAATTCAAAACATGCACTTTTTGGAGCACCGTATAAGTTTACATAATTAAAAAATGATATAACTTGTAGTTTAGTGCTATATGTAGGACCAGCATAACTTAGCATAGGTGTGTCTAGTTCTTTAGACAATATATCAGTGTATCTATCTTTCTCGTCTACACCAATACCTAAAGTATAACTTGTGCCACTAAAATAAATTAAGTCTTTGGTTAAATCTACTTCATTAGACATACGTAATCCTAAACTGTTAAAGTTGTAATTAATCTCTTTGTTATTGTATATCCAACTACTATCTTGATATTTTTTGTTACGCTCGTGTAGTCTTTCGTTATCAGGTCCGTAGTAATTAGAACTTGTATTAGGAATCATGCTGTCGTGTTGATATGGCCAGTCAGTCTTTTTGTAAAGAATAGAAGTATTCAACCTTGTTTTAATATTAGCCATTGTATGTAATATGAGTCTCGCTTTTTAACAATCTATCTACAGCATCATTTGATGGATCAGAGTGTAGCAACACCCATTCATCATTGCCGTGGTTTACAGGAGCATGTACATTGCTCACATTAACTAGGTAAACTTCACCAGGCTTAGGATTATAACTTGCACGTTCGTATTGCCAAGTATCAGCAGGTGTTTCTCCTAACTGTGAAAAGAAATGCCATGATGAATCTTCGTTAGTTTCTAAATTAACATGTAACCTAATCATGTGTTCTGACATATCTTCGCCGTCGTGGTCTCTGTGAGGACCTATACCTGCTTCAGTGCCGCAATTCATAGCTCTACCCCAAGTCCATGCATCTTGTCCTAGGGTTTCAACCATATTTTTATATGCACCAAAATAGTATTGATCTAAATGATTGTTCATTTCATTTTCCCAATTAGGATCTTCTAATTCAGGAAACTTTTTTCTATCACAAAACATTGGCCCTGGTATAGGATCTGTTCTTTGTACTGGCCATTGTAAAGTCCAATAACCAGCATCTCCTACACAGATGCCGTTCATTCTGGGATTTTCTAAGAAATGTGATTGGAATAAATCTTTCATAGAAAACAAAAATAGACTTTCGGGAGAAGTAGTTTTTACAGTTTCAAACCATTCTAGTAAAGGTTTAGGATCTACAGTAACATTTAACTTTACCATATCCCAGTCTAAGTTTCTTAAATCTTCTCTAGTATAGTTTTGTGGATCTGTAATTATTTTGGTCATAAAAAAACTCCTTCTGTAGTATTTAACCTACACTTAGGAGTTTTTAAAGTAATGTGATTAGTTTAAGTCTACCCAAGCAGCGCCTGTATAGCCTTGGAATTTAGTGTTTGTAGTATTAAAAATTATCATACCTGCTGCTGGTGCTGTAACAGCTGCATCACGTGCAGCATCGTCTGCATATACACCTGGTTGTAATACTGGAGATTGGAATACACCAACGTTATCTAATGTTGCTTTTTTAGCATCTGCTACGTTTGGACCATTAAGAACAGCAAATACTAATTTACCAAGTGCTAATGTACTAACACCGTCACTTGCTTGAGCAAGCTCTGCTCTAATGTTACACGGAGCAAGTGCAACTTCATTTCCACCTGGAATTGTTACTAAGCCACCAAAGTCAAGTCTTCCTAAGTTATCACCAGTTTGTAATACTGTTTGACTTTCGTATGTTCCGTTGTGGTTATAAAGTCTTACGTTTGCACCAGATCCTTCAGCTGCACCATTCACAGTAACAATTTCTAAGCCAGGAACGTTTGCATTAGATATTACTGTAATACCTGTTTGTGATGTTGAATCATCATCTCTTGTATCAAACGAAGCATTTTGTGTAGTTTCAATAACACCTTTAAATTTACCATCAGTGCCATCAATAACTAGTGAACTATCATCACCAAATACACTACCTGATACATCACCTGAAATATTAATGTCATAAGTAGCACCTGTAACTAATCCACCTGACTGATCGTTTGCTGGAACAAATGATGCACCGTCCCATTTTAATACTTGTCCTACAACAGGAGAATTAGATACTAAGTCTATATCTTGTAATGAATTAATTGATTTGTTTGATAGTACAGTTGGGTCACCTGGTTGGAATTCACCAGCACTATTGTTCCAAACTAAACTTTGTCCGTCTACTGGAGCAACGTTAGTAATATCTACATCTGACAAAGCATCTATACTTAAACTAGAATTAGCAACATCAACAGCAATACCGCCTACTGTAGCACCATCTCCTACAAATAATTTTTTAGTATCTGTTGTATATATTAATTCGCCTTCTGCTGGCACCGGAATGCTTACACCGTCAAGTGAAAGTCTTTGTGCATCAGTGCCTCTTCTTAATCGCAATGCCATTTTATCATAACTCCTAAATTTAAGTCTCTACATATATATTTATCACAAAAGACTTATTTCCTTTTCTTCATAAAGATCTTTGTACGCTTAGTAATGTCTTTCTTTACACGTTCGATATCCACTACAAAGTTAACACTTTTAAGGACATCTTCGTATTCTTCCATTAGATCTTCCATGCTTTGTTCAAAGGCTTCGGCGTTATCACTGATTGATTGTGCAGGATCATTTTCAATTACCCACACTTTACCGTCTGTAAATGTGACTTCAACGGCCTTAATGTACTCGGTCGGAACGACTTTGATGTCGATATTACCAAGTACTTCGGGCCATTTATCAATTATTTGCTTACTTAACTTATTTTTCTTAGGCACTGTGAGCGGACTTCTTACTAGTCTTCTTCGTAGGTACTAGTTCTTCCGCCTGGCGTCTTAGTTGAGCTGCTTCTTTGCTTAGTCTATCTGCTTGTGAGCGGTAAGACTTAGCTAAATCGTCATCACTTAATACACCGTCTGTTGATGCAGGTGCTACTGGTGCAGCTTCAACAGTTTCAGCTGGTGCTGATGTTGTTTGTTCTGCAGGAGCATCTTTTGGCTGTAATGCCAATGCTTCAACGGTTACACCTTTTTGTTGTGCAATTGCACTGTTTAGTTCTGAAAGAATTACAGTATTTTGCATATCTGGTGTCATTTCAATCTTGTCAGTTGGCATCTTAGCAAACTTACCTGTAGCCGCAAATGCTCTTAGCATGTTTCTACCATCTGGTAAAACAGCTCTGTCCATTGCTTCTGCTAGTTCGTATGCTGTTTGACCTGCATTACTTTCAACTAAGTTCATTAATGCATCATGTGCATCTGACTCTAAGCTATCAGTAAATACTACCAAACACTGATCTGCTTCTTTTGGTACTACACGGTACGCTACTACGGCCCGTCTTTTCGGATTAATTTGTCTTCCAATATGTTTCATATTATTCTCCTGTTGGAGCCTTTTCAGCTTCTGCTTGGGCATCTTGTTGTGCTTGTACAGCGTTTAAAAATGCTTCTAATTTACTATATACTGTGCCAACAGTAGTCATTTCGTTGGGCTTAAATGCGCCACGAGTTGATGCAACATCAATAATTGACTTCATTGCTGTAAGATCTTGTACTGTAAGATCTGGCGCAGGTGCTTGTTCAGTAGCAGGTTGTTGTGCTTCTGTTTTGTTTTCGTCGCTCATAATTCATAATCTCCTATATTAATATATATGCGTACTTTATTTATTTGTACTTCAAATGTGGACAAGCCAACATGAAATAACTTGCTTCTTTTGGATCCTCAAAACCTACTTTGAGTCTATCCTGATCACGCGAAAGATAATATCGATTCTTTAGATTTTCGCAAATCCATTTATCGACAGCACTCTGCATGTTGTATCTTTGCTGTAATGATAAAACTTCAAAATGACTAGGGCAATATTGAGTTTGTCTTACACCAAAAAAGTTTAGTGGGTTAGGCTTCTTGAGCTTCATAATGTGCTGTTACTCCAAATGGTGCTTGTAGGTTCTTATCATGATTACTGTGTATTACAAATACTGTATCACAGTAGTCAGGATCACCCCAGCTGTCCCATGCATAACCATCTGTGAACATTAAGAACTTTTTAGGTGTAATACCTTCGTGTTCCATATATGTCCAGTTACACATAAAGTCAGTGCCACCGCCACCCATAATTTCATAGTCAAGCAAGTCATCTACACCGTCGGCAGTATAATCTTGCTCGTTGTATACTTTAGTATCAAAGCACCATAACTTAATGTTGTAGTCTTTGTATTCGTCCATAATACCTTGTACTTCACTTAAGAAGTCTCTGCCTTGTATGTCGCCAATTGAACCACTCATGTCAATTGCAATACAAAGATCGATAGTTTCTGCAAAGTTCATGCCGGGCAATATAGCACCGCTCATTTGTCCTTTACGTGAAGGACGACTAAATGTATAATCGCTTTTAATAGTTGATTGTATTTGTTGACGTAATAGCTCACGCCAGTTCATTTTAGGTTCAGTTAGCTCTTTAATCATACGCTCGACGCCTTTAGGAACATTACCAGCACCTGCACTCTGTGCGGCTGTTACCATGTTCTCTTTTATTTCGTCACGTATTTTTTTAAGTTCTTCTTTAGAATATGTAGGCTTTTCACCATCTTTACCAGAATTACCAGGTGCACCAGTTTTGCTATCGTTGTCACCATCAGTCCAGTCAATGTGTTCGTCTAACAATTCGCCAAGTTGTTTTAGTTCTTCTTCATCATATTTTTCAAACAAGTCATCGTATACTTCTTCTGAAGTCCAATCTTCGTATTTAAAGTCTTGATAGCAATCAATAAATGTAGGCTTGCGACCAATACTGTCACGTACAAGTATATTGTTTACAATGTAATCTTGTGCAATGTTAGATAGTTGTGCATCTAAGTTACGATCCTGCCATGTTCTACGTTCTAAGTGATCAAATACACAATGTAAAATTTCGTGTGCAATAACAAACTCAATTTCTTTATTGTCCATTGCATTAAAGAATTGCGTGTTAAAGTATAAGTTACGGCCATCTACGGCTGCTGTAGGACACCAGTCATCTGCCGCTTGTATCTTAAGACGTGTTGCCATATTACCAAAGAAAGGATGCTTTAGTAGTAAGCCTACTCGTGCAACAATAATACGGTCAAGTACTTCAACTCGCATATCTTCTAATTGCTTAGGAGTAATGTCTGGATCTGGTGACCAGTTTTTCTTACCTTCTACGCTCATGTGCTATGTCCTTTCTAATTTATGTTACTATTATACTAGGTATTTAAGTATTTGTCAACCACAAAAGTGATAGAGCGGGTATGAACCCGCCCTATCGTTTTGCTTAAGAACCCTGTGCAGCCTTAATATACTTTCCATAACGTTCATGGAATTCATCAAAACATTCTACAGCGTCCGGATCAATGGGCAATGAATACTGTGTAAGTGCGAGCTTAATGCCCATAACAACTAATTCAGTATCAAAGTTATCCATCGAAAATCGCAGGAAGTTATTGACCTTCTTATCGAAGTCTTTATCACGCTTGTTATCAGCTTCTTGCAGCTCATAACACAATGACACAGTGAGGGAATACATAGCACTGATTTCTTTACTGGCCATCTCTGTGACCTTTCCTGCGAGGATATCAGTTGGATTAGGCATTTTTGACGCAACCTTACGGTGTGCCATAAACTTGACAGCCAAGCCTTCTCCTACTGAGCCACTTACCAAGTCTGTGGTAGTGGTTTCGTCTAGATCGTCTTCAAGCAATTCGCTTACAAACGACCATGAACGCGGTGTAGCAAATGAACGACTTGGGCTTCTAGGATCGAAGTCATACAAGTCTTTCTTTGCAAATTGTAAGTAACCTACAACATCTGCATGTTGATTGTTTACTACAGCCCACTGGAACCAGTCATCAAATGATACAGCAAGTTCTAAGTGGATAAAACGGTTTGCTAACGGAGCAGGCATTCTGTATGTAACACCTTTGTCAGCTTCACGGTTGCCAGCCGCAATAATAACAACATTGTCAGGCAGTTTGTATTGTCCTACACGACGATTAAGAATAAGCTGATACGCCGCAGCCTGCACACTAGGTGCCGCTGAATTCATTTCGTCTAAGAACAGTACAACATGATCGAACTGTGCCGCAAACTCTTCACTTGGAAGTTCTGCAGGCGCACCCCATACCATTGTACCTGAGTTGCTGTCAAAGTAAGGAATACCTTTAATATCAGTTGGCTCCCAAAGTGACAGACGAATGTCAATTAATGTTGAATTACCTAAATCGTCAGTGATCTGACGAACAATGTCCGACTTACCAATACCTGGGGGACCCCAAACAAAGATAGGACGTTGCTTTTTGATAGCATGCTTAATGCTAGATTTTGCGCCGTTTGGCGAAACAGTTCGAGTGATTGCGTTTTCCATTTGTATTACCTCTTGAGTTATCAGTGCTTAATTTCTAACTATACATATAGTATACACTCTATAAGATAAAAGTCAACCTTTTTCTGCGATTTTTTAATCTTTTTGGTCTTTATTTTGTCTGTTTAGTGCTTTACTAAGTCCATACTTACGCATGTCGCCGCTGAATAATGTTAACTCTACAGCCTTCTTTTGATGGGTAACTTGTATACCTTTAGGTCCTATATAGTAAGGACAGTCAATAAACTTATCTAAAAATATAATTACTTGTGTGGTAAACGGCATATCGGCCGGAAAAGGAATATCATATGTGGCCAGTTCGATTTGTGTCAGAACGTCCATACCTGCCTCAGTTAGTCTAAGTCCGCCTTCATCTTTATAACGGGTATTATACCACCATAATGGCATGTGTTCCTTAACAGCAAGCTCGTTATAGCTCTGCCCTAATTCTTTAAGGAATATTTTGGTATAGGTTTCTTTCCAATTCATTCGGTTACAATGTCGCCTGCTTGTAACTTGTATACTTTAAAGTCTTCACACCCAAATAGGTCATTTAATTTATGTGCTAAGTTGTGTGCATGCCCTGGATTAGAAAAACTAGTTTTCTTATATTTAGGACCAGGGTAATTAGTTAAAGCATTGGAACTTTTTAAGTTGAATGGTTTTTCTTTATAGAACACAGCCCAGATAGCTTCTGCATCTAAGATCTGCTCGCATCTATAATTTTTTTTGTTAGTGTATTCTAATAATACATTTGGTTTTGGTCTGCTCATATATACGTACCTTAATTAACTACGTATATATTTATCTCTTTTTACAGTTATCTACGTGCTTTATAGTTTTATAGCAAGTAATAAGAATATAGCGATCAATACAATATTTGTAAAGAAGATACCTATTGCTAGTATAGTATGATACCAAATCCAACGAGTTTTATAAGCATTTTCTATTGTTAGTTCTGAAGGATCTACATCATCCTTCATTACATCAATAACTATATGCTTAGTTTCCTTTGGCTTTGATTTCCAAAATGTATACCATGACATAAATTTTCCTGATTATTTCCAGTCTGCTCCACCGTCTAATTGAACCTCTACAGGCTCATTATCGATGTTTTGTACGTGTTCTTTTATGAATTGTTCCATGTCACCGTTCAGTCGAGACATTACTTCGCCTAGAGTAAATGCAAGACGTTTTGCATTTTCGATGTCTATTCTAACATCTTTAGCTTTACTAGCATCAGCACTCTTAACAGTTTGAATAAACTGTTGTACTGGAAATGTGTTTATAGGATCAAGTTTGTTGGTTGGCATTTGATAGTTCCTGGCGCATTGTAAGATCGTTTTTAAATGGACCTCTGTAGTCGTAACGCTCTAATGTGATTAACTTAGGACAAAAGCTCTTTACCCAACCTTTATCAAAGTGTATAATATAAAACCCTGCACAGTATAGGCTCTTACTTTTAAGACTTTTAGTAAACAATGCAAACTTACGATGTACATCATATATTACGTTGTACGGAGTTGTGCTAGTAGGAAAGCCGTATATTTCTTTATCAGTTTCATACTTTACTGTATTATCTTTATCGAATATAGTAAGTCCAAGTTGTGTTTCAACTTGCTTTTTAGAGTCGTAAAAACTAACTCCTGCTTCAGATGACAACATAAACTTTTCATCATTGAAACTTAATGTGCCTAATTTTTCTCCTGCATCTTCAACGATCCAAAATTTATCTTTTAAAATTGTTTTTGCTTTTATGCTCATTTAATATATCTCGCTTGTAAAGGTTCAGCATAGTATTGTGCTTGATCTGCAATACGTTGCATATCCCACTTAGCACAAAACTTCATAAGACGCATACCTACTTGTGCTATCTCTTTAGGATTGTCTGTTGCTTCGTTAATTGTGTCATCTATAATTGTTCTAATGTCTGCAGGTTGTGCTGTTAAGTCGCATAGTACAACATTACGTGAATAGTCATCTAGTACACGATGTTCTACACCTTCGTGATCAGTCCAACGCTGTAGCATCATGTTATTCCAGTTGTAGCCTTTAGACTCTTTATCTGCATATGCTTCAATGAGACCTACTTTGTTCTTAGTGCCTTTCTTGCGTACACCAGGGTAAGCACTAAACACATTGTCACTAGTGTCGCCACGCATACATTTCTCAAACAACATAAATTCAGGATCGGGCGCAGGCTTTACTTCTTTAGTTTTCTTATCAATAACAGGATTACCTTTCTTATCAAAGTAACCTTCGTGTGTAATAGTTAAGTCTTGTATGCCACTATATTGTGTTACATTAGGTGCAATAAGTTGTGCAAAGTCACCGTCAGTACTAATAATAACATGTTTGTCGTTAGGGTGTGCTTGTACCCAACCTGCAATAAGATCATCAGCTTCTAGTTGCTTGTGTCGCATAACAGTACAGTTAGTTTTGTCACTTACAAAGTTCTTAAACTCATCAAAGATCTCCCAAAACACTGTATCTTCTTCTGACTCAGTAACGGTCATCTTATCACGTGCAACTTGTCTATTACGCTTGTAAGGCTCATAAAAGTCTTTACGCCAGCTACGACCTTCTAAACAAAATACAACATGTGTGCCGCTAAAGTCTTGCCATGCTTTTTTAACACTGTTAAGTGTAATATGCATAGCCATGCCTACTTTAGTGTCAATGTCGCCACGTACTACATGCCTTGCACGAAAGAACGTGTTAGCTGTATCTACTAAAATATAAGTTGCCATATTATGAACACCCCGATATACAAATTGATAAAATGTCGCCATTCTGTATGAATGCAACAAGTAATGTAATGCCTAAAAGTTCTAACATAGTTTTGCCTTTATGTAAATTATAGTACTATTATAGCACCAGATCTGGCTGTTGTCAAGCATTAAGATACTTCTGACTTACCTTTGTCAATTGGTACAACATTAATGTATCCTGCGGCTGTAGTTGGATCTTGACCTTCTTCGCCTAGCATTTGTCTAATTAAAGTCTGGAACCAAGCATCAACAATTTCTTCATTTGATTCACCGCTATATCCTGCGTCAAGTAATTGTTCAATAAACTCATTATTCCAATCGAGCTCAAAGAACCCGTTTCGAATGTTGTCTGGATTTACTTGTGTATCTAATACAGCAACCCAAGGTTCTTTATTTTTAGTAGCAAGATCTTTTTCTGCATCTAGTGCCGCACGTCGAACATCTTCCGGAGTAGGCTCTTTACCATCTTCTATTATCTTAGGTTGTACACCTAATGCTTTTTTTATTTTATTCCAATTCATAATCCTGCTCTCCTTACACGTTTCTCTAAATCACCACCATCTTGAATAGGTGCTGTCATAGCTCGTTCATGTTGTTTGTTTTTATATCTAAGTTCCCCATGCGTTTCCGAATAAGTCGATGTGTAGTCGCGGTGTGAATCTCCATCCTTGCGCCATACATAGTTCTGCAACTTCTTTAACGTTGAGGGTATATTCTTCGCTTCTTCCGCCCAACGGCATAAGATATACCGGACAGTCGATCCCGGCGCTCCTATACTCAGCAACAGCTCTTTTAACTTCGTCAACGTCCACACTGTCAGCCACAACAAACTTAAGATAAAGTTTACTATTAGGAACACTGAAATACTCACTAGCAATATCAGGGTTAATAGCATCCTCCCAAGATTCTCCGCTGACACTAAGTTTTGGGGAACAACTCCAAGTAATTTCAAATCGTTCTTGATTACCGATATAGTCTCTAAAATCGTCTCGTAACTTTTGAGAAGTATTTGTTTCAAATGTAACATTTTTTAAATCCTGCATACGTGGGTGATCTAATAATTCGGCATAGAATCTTTGCCACCCTAACAAAGGTTCACCGCCAGTAAAGATTAAATGAACATCTTGTCCATTGTCCATTGTCCACTTACCTTCTGGAGTAAGTGATAACAAATGTTCAACAACTTCGTCTACTGTTCTATCCATCATTAGTTTTTTAAATTCAGGATAGATACTTGCATACGTGTCGCAACCTGTGTGTATAATAGGCAAGTCATTAAAGTCTGTTACAGTCTTATGTATATCACTTGCAATTAATTCTGCTACTTCTGGATTGTGTTTAATACCGTTCGCTTGATTTTCAGCACGACTAGGAGCATCACGTCCTAAGCCAAAATTCATGCAACGAAAGTTACAACCAAATGTACGTAGGAATACACTAGGTACTCCTACAAACTTGCCTTCGCCTTGTACGCTATAAAACGCTTCTGAATATCTAAGTTTCATACTCTACTTCCCACATGCAAATTCTTGTTGGAGTTTAATATTGTCCATAAACTCTTTCTTTGTACCAGCGTCATCTTTAAACGCACCTTTTAAAACAGTTGTTTGTGTAAGACTACTGTGTGCCTTTACACCTCTGTTTTCAACACAACCGTGTGTTGCTTGTACATAAACACCTAAGTGTTCTGCACCAGTTGCTTTTTGAATCTCACGTACAATGTCGTTTGCAAGTTCTTCTTGTAGTGTACCTCGCATAGCACACCATTGTGCAATACGTGTATACTTACTTAACCCAATTAGTTTGTCTGATGCAATAATACCAATGTACGCTACACCTCTAACTATCTGGTGATGATGTGAACACATACTTGTAAGTTCACTACGCACAACTAACATACCTTCATAACGATCATCGCTATCATTTGGAAATGCTGTTGCAGGCGGCATTGGTTCATAACGTCCTGCCATTAGTTCATTGATATACATCTTTGCAAGACGTTTACCTGTACCGTTACTGTTAGGATCGTTTTCTGTATCTATTACAAGACCTTGTAATACGTCTTCAAACTTAACAGCAAGCTCGTCAATTAGTACTTGCTTTTCGCCGTCTTTAATAAAGTCTGAAATGTTGTCGCCGGCCCAGAAGCGTTTGTCTGCTGATTGCAAACGGGCTTTTATCTCTTTGGATTTATCCATTTTTTTAATCTCCGATGTTTAGGCAGTGGATTGCCGTTAATAATACAATGCACAATATAACTTACATTATACATTGTATTTAGGTTTTTGTCAAGTATGTTATACAAAATATGTGTTTAACATATCAAGACGATCATGTGCTGTAGCCATTGCATCTAATTCTTTTTGAATTGTTTCAATGATATCAGAGTGTTCTCCAATGCCTACAACTTTTTGCATGTAAACTTCGACGTTAGTCTTATGCAATTCTATTTCCGCTTCAGCGTGTAGTCTTGCCGCTTTAATCATTTGTTCCTTCAAGTCCATAGTTCCTTTCCTTTTAGTATTTTTGTTTAGATGGAATGACGCCTCGTACGCCACCTTTCGGATCTTCCATGTCTCCATCACGACGGAAGATTAAATGTACATGCGGATACATTACTGTTTGTCCCGCACTAGTACCTATATTTAGGCCAATATTATAACCAGTAACGTTATTCTTGGTTGTTGTAACATTATCGTTTCCCATTGACATAGCAAACTTAAAACATTTTTCTACACAATCCATAACATTTACTTTGGGTACTACTAACAAATGTCCTTCAGTTACAGGATACTTGTCTTCGTATACTACAAAGTCTCTAGTATCTAAGTATACGTTATCCCATGGTGCTCTGCCTTCTTGCTGAGCTTGTTCTAATGTATCAAGCGTCATACTTACCTACTATTTCCCAAGGGTAAACTAACCAAACATCATCTTCTGCTTTGTTAACTTCATGTGCAGAATATTGTACACCATGAAACGTACTTGCAAGATTTTCAGTTAGTGTAGCAAATCTTACATTGCGACCCCAAACAGTACTCCATGATGATTCATCAGGTAAGCAACTCTTCATCCAATCTTGTTGTAACCAGTTAAGTGTATTACCCGAGTCGTTTATATCATCAACTACAAGTATATTTTTACGTTTAGCTATATCCCAGCGACTTTTATAAGTGCCACGCTCATCTTCGTCTACGTAACCAAATGCATCAGCTGACATCCAAGTATTACTTTCGCTTTCACTATCGTCATCACGTAAACTAATTTTAACAGCTTCGCAACGTACACCTAGCATGTGACTAAGAATACTTGCAGGAATGTTTCCACCTCTTGTAATACCTACAATATAGTCAGGCTTCCAATTATCTTTTTGCATCTGCATAGAAATATCTATACACATTTTTTCAACATGACGCCAACTGTAATAATGTTTCTTAATCATAGTATTATGTTTTCCTTGTATATTCGTAAACTAATTCATCTTCTGAAAGCACTTTACCAATTGTTCTTTTCGTACCGTTTTTTAAAGTACGTTCAATGATACCGCTGTTATATTCAACATCTACAACGCCACCTTGCTCAATGTCTTCAGGGTTTGTTTCATACCATAACGATGTAAGACTATGTGCATGAACCGACTTAACTTTACTAGCCCATTCTATTGCTTCTAGCTTCAACCTTTGATTTTCAACTTCTTCGTCAAATTCGCTCATTTTACTTTACTCCTTAGCGAGGTAATCTTCGCTATTTTGCCATCTATAACCAATGCCTTGTACAAACGGTACAAAGCCCCATGCCTGTGCTTTCTTGCCCATATAGAACAAACTCCAGCACGGTATTTCTTTTCCGTTAGCGTCTTTCTCAAGTGTTAAGAAATGTAGATCATCTGCTTTACGAAATCTAAAATGACCTGGCCCACGCCAAATACCATGTGAACCTACTATGTTACCTTCTTTACTAACAACAGGTACATTCTCCCAATAACCACCTTTAAGTATAAGTGTTGCATAACTCCAAGGATGATCGTGTAATGTTGCTTCGTCGCTTTTTAAGACTTTGTGTAAAGTGACATTAAACGGAAAGTTCTTTCTATCCTTTAGGAACAAGTACCAACGAACCAAGTAAGGCTCGTTACTATCTCTATCTTTAATTACACGTTTACGACCTTTTAAAAACCCAAACATTATTTACTCTCTTTCAGTGCTTCAAAAGTTTCAATCTTTGCTAGTTCACGTTCATATGCTTCTGCGGCACGTTTTAGGCCTGCATACTTTTCTTCTTTCTCAATATCTCTACCTACAACACCTAGTACACGTTGTATATCTTTAATAGATTGCATAACGTCTATGCCATCTACTTTTAAATCACCTTCAACAGAAAGACCGTATTTTCCGTCTAACGCATTTGTAAATGTAAACGAGTCATTAGTATATATAGATGAAGGACTAGTAGTAAAACTATCATCCCAAGAACTTGTGTCTATAGTAATAGTACTACTATCATCGCCACTAAATGAATAATTAAAATTATCTCCCATCCTTAATCCTCTCATATAGAGCACTACCACTGAAAAAATCTTTGTTAAGTGCTTGACGTTGTTTTTGCAAACTAACCAAATAGTCGCTATAGTTTTCCATATAGTTACGTATCTTGTCAACAACTTCACCTCGATGCTTTCTATATGTTGTATAGTCTTCAGTCCATTTACTAGGATATTTAAATTCAGGTAATGCCATTTCACTGTAACTAAGTCTATCAGGCATCATTGGAATAGCGTCAACTAGTGCGCCTTCATACCAACTAATACCTAGTGTTTCTTGTAGGTTAGCACTAAACACCATCTTTGCTTCACCTAGTAAGTTATGGTATTCGTTCTTTGTAAGTTCACGTTCTTGACAAACAACAAACTCATATTCTGGTAGCTGTTGTGCTAAGTCGTTAAAAATATCAACTTGTTTTTCTGGAGCAACTCTATGTGGAAATAGTATAAGGTTACGCTTTTCCATACCTTTGTAGCTAGTTAAGCTATCCTTTAGATACTCCATAGGCCATCCTACACGACTTATTTTGTCATAGTCTATTGCATAGTCTTCGTCAAATACATCTGTAAACATATCAATATGAAAGTCCGTAGCAAAGAAGTTATCATCATAACATTCAAACATTGACATTTCAGCATGTCTAACCCAAGGTTTATTACCTATAAGTCTGCCTAAGAAGTCTTGCGGATCATAAGACCCTGCATGCCATAAGCCACCAACAGTAATCTCAACACCTAGTAGTTCTGCCATATACTTTAATTGTACGACAGTAGGATTCCATGCATCTGTATATAGAAAGTAATCGCCATTTGATACTTTACCATTACAAAACATTTCGCCTATTTGTTCTAGTTGTTTGCTTTTATAAACATTAGTACCACCAAAGTTAAGGAACGCCCCAGGCGTAGTTGCCTGAGGTGTATCCCCGCCACTAATGACGTTTACATTTTCATTTGTAAATCTCTTGAGTTGCTTTGGAAGATACTCTTTCCATTGCTTAGTGTAGCGTGTATCTACAGCCTCAATATCTACAATATGAATAGTCATTAGTATCTCCGTTTGTTGTTATAGTTTTTACCTGAAGAGCGATTTTTTGCCTTAAGGTGGTTAACATGCCTTTGGTATGAACGCCATACGTAAGAGCGATCGTTGTACAAATCTTTTTCATTGAATGAAAAAGCCACGTTTTTAGCGTCACCAACGTAGCGACAAAAATCTTTGAAGTTTTCCAAGTCTCGAAAAATTTTGTCATAAGCCGGCTTATTAAAGTCGATTGCCATTTTTTAATATCCTCTATTAATAGCACTTTAAGATTTAGGGTAGTAAATTGAACAGCCGTTTTCGTTGTCTTCTGCAACGCTGATCTCTACAAACCGGCCGGGGTATTTGTTAGAGATTTGAGTATACAAGTCATCTGCGATCATCTCACAGCTCTTGTAATCTAGATCAAGCACTGACGTGTTACTGTCAATGTTTTGATATAATCTTTCAAGCCATCGCTTAAATTGGATGAATTCGATGTCCCTATCGTTGTGGAACACTTCAATGCGCACCCGGAAGTGAAAGATATGACGGTGCATAATACCAAGAAACGACACATCGTCCCAATCACCTGTTGCCAATTTTGGATCACTATCTGCTCCTGGATACTTATGGACACCTTCTTTATTAAAGGTTACCCATATACTTCGTTGTGCATTATTTAGTGTATCTTCCATTTTATTCTCTTCCTCTCTGTAGCGCCTTAGCATATAATCGTAATAGCGTTCTTGCATAGTATTAGTATACTTTCATTCTAAAGGTTTGTCAAGTGAATATTTACTCCAATCAGTAAATTTTTCTCTATCCATTAAGTCGTGTAGGCTATGACACCAAACACCTGGGTTACTTGCTTTAAAGTCTTTGTCATCAATTTTAACCATTGTATTATAGTTCCACTGTTTAACATAAGGTACTACAACACGTATTTGTGGAATAAAGTAATCACTTTCAACTAGTCCGCCGTCTAAGAACCATTCTAAGTTAATGTTACTCGGAATGTCTAGGCTACATAGTATACCTTGATCTGTAAACGCACGGATCATTAGATCCCAATCTTCAAATTCATCTGAAGTAACAGGCTTGTAACTGTGATTGGCACCAAAAAAGATATGTTCACATTGTTCTTCTTTGTAGAACTTTATGATCTTGTTATAGTCTTGTATGCCTGTAACAAATAATGTTTTCATTCCAAACGCAGGAGTCTTTTCAACTTCTACGCCTGTAAACAAAGTAATGTCGTTTGCTTCGCCTGTGTCGTAATCTCGTTTCA